GCAGTGCTGGGCGGCAGCGACCGCACAGCGAAACGCGGCCAGACAGTCCACACCAAGGAGGTCTTGTAATGGCATCACAAATCATCGGCGAAAAAGCATTGCTGAAGAGCCTGGCACGGCTTGAAAAAGACTCACACCGGCGAAAGATTGCACGCCCCGCTTTGCGAGAGGCGTCCGGCGCAATACGCAAAGCAGCGAAACAGCTTGTCATAGAAGACACCGGCCTGCTCAAAAGGTCTATTGGCAGTGTTGTGAGAACGGCTCGCGGCAACGTGATTGCCATTGTCGGTCCACGCAACGGCATGAAGCAGACTGTCCCGAGGTCGCTACCAGGTGGGGGGCAAAAGCTTGTTGAATCTGATCCCGCACTATACGCACACCTCGTTGAGTTCGGCACGTCACACTCCCGACCGTTCCCATTTCTTCGGCCTGCGTTTGATCGGGTTGACTCGCTGCGGATTATTGCGGCGCGAATGAAGAAGGAAATAACCAAGCAGCTTAAGAGCGGGAGCGTCCGCCGATGAGCATGATGACCGACCTACGCGCGAGGCTTGTTACAGACGCCACGATCACCGGCATCGTTGGCAGCCGCATACGCATGAATCGATCGGAGCAGTCCGACGCATTGCCGCGCATCGTCCTGCATCAGATCAGTGGCGACCACAAACACCACATGACGGCCGCGACGGGCAAGGTGACTGGTCGAGTCCAGGTCGATTGTCACGCGAGTTCGCCTATCGAGGCCGAGGCTTTGGCTGAGGCTGTACGGCAGTCTCTTGATGGCTTCCGCGGCCAAATGAATAGTGGCACGTTTGTATCCATGTGCCACTTAAATAATGAGCGAAATTTTTATAACCCTCCCCATGATGGCGGACACGCAAGCGACGGCGTGGATACCGTTCAAGTGGATTACCTCATCGGCTGGACTTTATCCGTGCCGACACCTACTTAGGAGCTAAACCATGCCAGTAGATACCGGCACAGGCGCAAGCGTAACGTTTGGGACTTCCTCGTTCACAGCGAATTTCACCAGCATAACGATCGACGGGGTAACGCGACCCGCGATCGATACAACTCACTTGGGGACCACCGTCGCCCGGACATTCACGCCCGGCGAGCTTATTGATTATGGCGAGTTTGGTATCGAGTTCCAATGGGACCCTGACGACTTCCCGCCGATTGACCAGGCACCAGAGACAATCACACTCACATTCCCTCTATCTAGCGGCGGCAGCACGGCGGCTACGTTTGCCTTCCCCGGTTTCATGACCAACTACAGCGGGGCCATTGCGTTGGAAGAACTCATGACTGCTACAGCCACCATCAAGATTTCAGGCGACATCACTGACACCGACGAAAGCTAATCGATATGAAGGTACGAATCCTTAAAGAAGTCAAAGCCATCAAAGCGCGTAAGGGTGATGTCGTTGAAGTTGAAGCGGACATCGGAAACCCCCATGCGTGCGTGGGCAATGTTGAGATCATCGAGCACGACAAGGTTGTGATTAATCGGCTTCCTCGCAAGTCGCGAGATTGCCGCCCAAAGTGGATCAAAGATGCCGAAGCCGCTGGCGCAGATGTCGCAGGCGTCGTATCTGGCGGCCAATTACTCAAACAGGAAAAATACAACGATGACATTGACTCGTGAAGAAATACTAGGGCCGCCGGATTTTAAGACGGTCGATGTTGACCCGCTGGGCGAAATGAATCTTCGCGAAGTAACTGGGTCTCAGTTTGACTACATCCGCGGTAATGGTGTTGAAGTAGATGAGCGAGGACTGTTTGCACGAGTCGCGATTTCCGTGGTGTGCGATAGTGATGGCAAACTCATCTTCAACAAAAACGATTTTGAAAAAGTTAACGCCATGCCCGTCCGCCGCTTGCAGGCGATCGCAGATGCTGCAAAAGAGCACTGTGGGTTATGGGATGAACCCGACGAAGATGTCGAGGGAAATTAAGGCGCGACCACGACGAACGCCTATGGCACAGACTAGCCCTGGCGTGGTCGCGAACTAAGAAAGAGGCTAAGGCATCATGCACGATGCGCGAGTTCCGAGAGTGGGCCGCGTACAGTGCGGTCGAGCCGTTTGGGGGTGTTCGTGGTGATTTGCAGATGGCGATACTTGCGGATGTCGTGTCACAAGCATTAGGGAATAAGGCGTCAAAGGTGTCTGATTACATGCCCGATTTCGACAGGCAATCCCCCCACCAATCGCCCAGCCAAATGGCGGAAGCTTTTAGAGTCTTTGCTAAGAAGCACAACAGTAGGAAAGGGTAATGGGTACAACAGTTGGCAACCTTGCCGTCATCTTGAGCGCAAACACAGGTCGATACTCCAAAGGGATGCGGCGAGCGGGGCGCGTCACGGAGAGCTTTGGCCGTAACGTGAAAAACTCGCTTGGCGGCGTGTTCTCTATGGTTACCAAACTGGGGGTGCTCGCAACAGGCGGCGGAATACTTGTCGGGTTTACCCGCCAGCTATCTCGCTTGGACTCAGTAGCGAAGACCGCTGCGAAGATTGGCGAGACGACAGAAGAGCTATCCCGGCTTCAGTTCGCTGGCGAGCAGACCGGGGTCGCTGTCAACACGATGAATATGGCCATGCAGCGAATGGTTCGTCGCGTCAGTGAGGCCGCAAAGGGATCGGGCGAGGCGAAGGACGCGATCAAAGAGCTGGGGCTTGACGCCCAAAAGTTAAACAAGATGAAGCCGGCTGCGGTGATGCGAGAGTTGGCCGACGCAATGAAGAAGGTGAAGTCGCCGGCAGATAGAGTTCGCCTAGCCATGCGCCTTTTCGATTCTGAGGGTGTCTCACTGGTGAATACACTGGCTGGCGGATCTGAGGCCCTGGATAAGTTCGCCCAGATGTCTGATAAGGTTGGCAACACAGTATCGGGCAAAGCCGCTGCACAGGCTGAGAAGTTCAACGACGCAATCAATCGTCTAAAGGCCACGCTTGGGGGGGGGTTTGCGATTACGATCGGCGAGCTTGCCCCGTCTATCACTAAGCTAGTTGACCGGCTAGTCTTCGGATGGTCGCAGGTTCGATCTAACGTAATCGACAACATCAAGTCATCGGTCAACTTCTTACGGCCGATTGTTAGCCAATACATGAATACCGTGATGGCCGCTTTTAATCTGCTGCGCCGAGGAGCGTCACAGATGGCGTCCGCAGTATCTGCCGCATTCAAAAAGGCAAGCGGGGCGATCGGACTGTCGTCGGCCAAAACATTGAGCATCCAAACAGAGATTGTTACTGCACTGGCGGTCATGGAGTTCGGGTACAAACGGTTTGGTGATATCGTAAAGCTCACGATGCTCAAAGGCGTGTTGGCTGTGGTTGGGTTCGCCAACCGTGTTAAGTACTTCTTTGTGGAAGTCATCGGCGGGGTGCTTAAATGGGTCGGGGAAAACTGGCGAAAGATCATCAACGACATTGCGATGCTTACCGCCACCGTGTTCATGAATATCGGGAAGAACATTGTTGATTTCTTTAAGTCCGTCCCCGATTTGATTAGCGGCGAAAAGAGCTTTAAGGATATCTGGACGCCGTTGACAGAGGGGTTTAAGGCCGAGCTAAGCACATTCCCTAGTATTGCCAAGCGAGAAATTGGCGGGCTGGAAAAAGACCTAGCCGACTCGATTGGCGTTGTCCAAAAAGGTATGGCCGGAGACTTCGCAAGGCACATTGGAATGCGGTTAGACGAGATGTCGTCTGGAGCAAAGTCGGCCGCGAAAGAAGTAGCGTCGGCTGCGTCTGACATGCTCAACGGGATGCCCGATATTGCTGCTGCGGCAGAAGCTGGTCGCCGCCGGGCTCAAAGCGGGCGAGTCAACTTCTCCGGGCTCGGATCGGCTTCTTCTGCGGGCCGGCAGCCGGAGCTTACCCGCATTGAAAAGCAACAGCTTGAAGAGGCGAAGAAGGGGAACACGGTCCAGCAGGAAGTTCTTGAAGCGATCAAGACACTAAGTCCGCAACAAGCCATCCGATTAGTGAGGTTTTAGTATGGCTCTGACCGCAAACGAACTGCCGATGGGTACATCCACGGTTGCGACGAGCAGCCGGCGGTACACCCGCGTGTGGCAGGTCTTGTCTGATGCGAAAGTCAACCCCACTGTGGTAATTGCTGCTGTCCCTGTCGCCCTGGGGCACCCGTTCCCATTTGATCCGCAGGCCCGGTGTGTGGACGTCAGCGCCAAGTGGCATAAGTCGGACGAGTCGCACCTTGTCTATCTCGCGACCGCGTCATACGAGACGCGCAGCGGCGGGTCAGAAGACGAGCAAGAGGATGATAACCCGCTTAATGACCGGCCTGTAAAGCGGTGGGGGTCGAGCACGGTTCGATTGCCTGTGCGGTTCACGAATGACGCACCCCAGCTACCAATCGTCAACAGTGTCGGCGAGCCGTTCGACCCGCAGCCGGAAGAAGATTTTAAGATCCTCACTTATTCGTACCAAGTGAACCAGGCCGTCTATAACGAGAACCGCGCGA